TCTTCCAAAACCACGGAGGATACACAGCTATTGATTCTAGATTGGATGATGAGAGAACAAGATAACTATCCGAAAGGATCTAAAGTGATCTACGATAGGAATCCTTGGGACAACCTAGCATACACGCTTCAAGGCAACTCTCTGGGGAATGTTTCAGATGAAGTCACGGCAGCATCAATATCATTGGTTAGAGAATCTTTAAAGAATCTAGATATTATTTTTTGGATTAAACGCAACCCAAAAATTGAATTAGTTGCAGATGGCGTTAGAGATATTACACAATCGTATGTAGATGGAACTGAGAAAGTGTTTGAAGACCTTTTCGAACAGTATTGTGATGATCTAGAGTCTGATGTGTTCTACCCAAAGGAAGACTGTCCTGCGATTGTGTGTATTGATGAGTCATTCCTAACTGTAGACGACAGACTGGCGTTTATAGGAGAATTTATAGACTATAATGGTAATTTGATCGAGACGACTGATAGTATTCTTAATACTGACAATGAAGACCTTTTAAAATCACTAATTGGCGATCAGATTGACGCACAAGAAGGGGATGATAGAATTAAAAAGTTAATTAAAGAGTTTAAGAAGTGAAAAATTTCAAAGAATTCTATTATAACCTTCTATCTGAAACACCAATGTTTGTTGGTGATAGTAGAGAAGATTATAGTTTAGATATTATAATGGCGAAGGAAAAATACAAGGATATAAAATCAAATCCCGAGAAATATACATTAGTAAGATCTAACGATGACAAGATTTCTGTAGATTTATATGAAGAATATGACAAAAATGAAGTTATTTGTTGGTTCGTTTCAAAAAATAATGATTTTGTCTTAGGATATGTTGCATATGATAAATTAGATGATGGTGGGATTGAAACAACATCGGTATATAATGACAAACAGGTAAAATTTTTAGCGTTTAAAGTGTATATGTATTATCTAGTTGATGAATTCAAATACATTAGGTCTGATAAGAGACATACAAACAGCGGTAAAGTTTTTTGGGAAAATATAGTATCCTTTTCATTAGGTAATGGATTTTCAGTTTTTATTATTGATGCATCCACGGGGGATATTTTAAAAAATATTTCAAATGTTGGGGAGTTGTCTAACTATTATGGTGATGAACATTCTGAAAAATATAGAATTAAAATTGAGAAATGAAAAACTTTAAAGAATTCTATTATAACCTTCTACGAGAATCGCCAATCAATATAAGCGATTGGACGGATGATGATTATTATTCCAATACACGGGAGGCTATGGATATCTATTCTAAAGTTGTAAACGATACCGAATATAAAAAAGTGTTTGAATTAACACAACTGATCCATTTATATGAATCTGAAATTGACGACGAAGTGATTTGTTACTTCGTCCCGACAAATAATAATTTTATTTATGGATACGTATGTTATGATAAATTACCAGACGGTGGGATTATCACAACCTCGGTGTATAATGACAAAAAAATGCACGGATTGGCTTATCGGGTGTATAATGAATATTTGTTGAAAAATTTTAAATATGTTATGTCTGACGGTAGACATACACCCAAAGGTAAAACTTTTTGGAGTCGTATGGTGTCTGATAATTTACACAAAAACGACACTTTTTGTAGTGTTTATGACACACTAACCAATAAAACTATGGTTGAAATCAAGAATATAAGTGATTTAAATTTATATTATGGTGATGCTATTGATTTTGAAAGATTTCGGATTAAAATTGAAAACATATGAGTGAAAAAATTGGAATTGGCATTTTGTCGTGTAATCGTCCCGACTTTTTAAGCAATCTACTGAAATCCTTGGAGGGTTGTGGATATATTGACGAAATTATCGTGGTGAATGATGGTGATTTTTTAAATCCTATAGATTTTTGTAAAAATTCTTGGATGTCTAAATGTGGTGAATGGGTCAATAACCCTGCCAATTTGGGAGTTGCCAAATCAAAAAATAAGGCACTTCAACATCTATTAGATGAAGGATGTGATCATATTTTTTTAATAGAGGATGATATGTTCATCAAAGATGAAACAATTTTCGACAAATATATTGAAGCTTCTAAAAAGTCAGGAATTGAGCATATGATGTTTGGATATCACGGTCCAGCTAATAAAGCTGGAATATCTAAGGGTAAACCCACACCAAGACTTGTTGTTGACTATGGAGACTTTAAATTGGCATTAAATCAACATTGTGTTGGGGCATTCTGTTACTATTCTAGAAAATGCTTAGAGGATGTTGGGTTGATAGATGAAAATTTCAAGAATGCGTTTGACCATGTTTCACATAGTTACTCATTAGCACTTAAAGGATACTCAACTCCATATTGGTGGTGGGCGGATCTAGCTAATTCTACAGATTATATCGAAGAACAGGCATGTTCCGAAGAATCATCTTCAATCAAGACACCCGAAAAGAACAAACAATGGATTGAAAATATTAATAATTCGATTAAATTGTTTAGAGATAAGTTTGGGGTAGCACCATTCGGAAACGGTGGCGTTCCAGACACATCCGAAGAGAATATTTTGAAGATTTTGAAAAGGAAAAGCAATGACATACGATTTCGACAATAAAATAGGCATGATGATCCACTTTCGAAGAGATGTGGACGATAGATATAGAAATTTGGAGATGGTTCTGAATTACTATCGCAATAATATTATAAACTTTCCGATTGTTGTTATAAATGATGACGCTAAAGTTGATATCGATTTAAAGTCTCTTTACTATAAGTATAAAGTTGTTGGTCTTTTCATGGAAAATCCCAGTGTATATTGGAGAACCAAGGCATTTAATGAGGCTTCCAAGTCCTTAAATTGTAGATTTATCATAGCTGGTGATACCGATGTTATAATCCATCCAAAATTCATACTGGAAGCCTCTAAATTGATCGAAAACGATCCAATGATTGGAATTGTATATCCATATAATGGTATGTTTGTCCATTTGAAGGATAAAATGTTTGCAGAATTTACAAAATCCAACGACACATCTACTATGGAGTCGAAAATTTCAACACTGGAACCCAGACCATATCACGAAACCGAAGATTTCTTGGTTGCACACCCACAAAGTAAGGGAGGTATGGTAATGTTCGATAAATTAACATTCTTGGGATGTAATGGTTATAATCCAAACTTTCGTGGCTGGGGGTATGAGGATGATGAAATTCTGGCTAGGTTTCAAAAGTTCGGATATAAGATTTCCAGAGTGACCGACACCGACGCTATAGCGTGGCATTTACCCCATGACAACACTGTGCGGGATGAACATGAGTTCTATGATAAGAACCGTCAGACAAGAGATTTCGTGTGCCAATGTGACGATTTCGAGAAACTTAAAACGTATGTATCAACATGGAAAATTTAAAGCCTAGGTTTTCGATTTGTATTCCAACTTGGGAATGTGGTGGTAGGGGTGTCGAATTTCTACATAGATTGGTGTCATCTTTAGAGTCTCAGACATTTAAAAATTATGAAATTATCGTATCCGACCATAGTGATATCAATAATAAGGAAATTTTCAACTATTTACATGGGAGACGGTTTCAATGTAATACTACATACGATAGAAACGTAACAAACATCGGAAACAGCCCAGCAAACACAAACAACGCGATTAAACACGCTAAGGGTGAGATTGTAAAGATAATGTTTCAGGATGATATCTTTTATTCCCTAAACTGCCTATCAAATATTGATATCAATTTTGATGAATATACGGACTGGATGGTTGTTGGGTGTAATCACACCAAGGACTATAAGACATTTTTTAATTCAATGGTTCCAAGTTGGAACGATCAGATAGTTTTCGGAAATAATACTATAAGTTCTCCATCTGTTTTAGCGTTTAGAAATAAAGATGTTTCATATTTTGATGAGAATCTGGTTATTTTGATGGATTGTGATTACTATTATCAACTATATAATCGTTTTGGAGAACCTAAAATTATACCCGACACCCTGATTAGCAATGGGATTCACGAAAATCAAATTAGTGTTCGAACCGATCTTGACTTATCTGGTGAGGTGAAGTATATTAAGATGAAATATCGAATATGATTGTCACTGAAATATATAATGGTCAGGGTATGGGGAACCAATTGGCCTGTTATGTTACCACACGGGTAGTTGCCCTAGATCTTGGGTATGATTTCGGTATCATGAATCCCCAAAAGTTTAAATGCCTAGACTTCATGAATTTAGACTTCGGCAATACAGTTGTTGGGGGATCTGGTGTTGAGGGTGGTCCACCAGACACATTACCAGATGGTATCACTACATATTTCAAAGAGAGATATAATGTTTTACCAAACGGTTCAAATGTAACAATTGACGATACTAATTTGTTGAAAATTCCCGATAATACTAAAATTGATGGTATTTTCCAATCGGAAAATCAGATATATCATAGAAAAGATGAGATTAAAGAGTGGTTGAAGGTTAACCCCGATAAAGATTGTTATGAATATTCCGATCCAGATATATGTGTGATTAATTTTAGAGGTGGGGAATATGCAAGTGTTGCGAACTTTTTCCTCCCTCAATCATACTGGGACAATGCTATCGCTAGAATGTTGAAAATTAACAAGAATTTTAAATTCATAGTTATAACCGATGATGTTGAAAGGGCTAAGGGGTTTTTTCCAAAATTTGATGTATTACATCTCGATATTGCAACCGACTACTCAATTATTAAAAATGCACACTACTTAATTCTCTCAAATTCTAGTTTTCCATACTTTGCAACACTGACCAGTGATACTATAAAATATATAATCGCACCAAAATATTGGGGTAGATATAATATTTCAGATGGATATTGGGCTTGTGGTTATAATATCTTTAGGAATCATAATTACATAGACCGTGATAATAATATATTTACATATGGTGAATGCGTTGAAGAATTTGAAAATTACAAACAAGGAAACCCAGAATTTTGGAAATGAGCAAGGTATACGATATATTCTCATTCAATAATGAATTAGAAATGTTGGATATTCGTCTAAACATTTTAGACGACCATGTTGATTGCTTTGTGTTGGTAGAAGCTACAAAAACCTTTAGTGGTATTGATAAACCTCTAAATTATAAGAACAATAAACACCTATTTGAGAAATTCAACCACAAAATTATCCATTATGTAGTTGAAGACACTCCAACATCATTTGAGGATGATACCTGCGATCAGGAACTCTTACAAATGGCACTAAATAGCGACAATGTAACTAGGGATCACATATGTTGGCTAGTAGAGTTCTATCAGAAGGAGGCAATCAAGAGAGCATTGATTGGATTGGATGACGATGACATATGTTTTGTTTCGGATGTTGATGAAATTTGGAATTATAATAATAAATGGTATGTTGGTGATGAAATATATAAACCAATGATAAATCTATGCTATGTTGATTACCTAAATGTTAGGACAGATGAGAACTGGACAATGTTTACAGGACCAATTATCACCAAGTATAAAAATATTAAGAATGTTTGCTTAAACCATCTAAGAACCCAAAGAAAGATGACCAGTATATATACATATTACGATAATGGTGGGTGGCACTTCAATGCTTTGGGTGGATCTGATAAGAAAATTGAGGATTTTAAACACCCAATATATCATTCAGAATATATGGAAAGACGTAAATTGGGATCTAGAATAGATGATTCGGAAATACCTAAATATCTTAAAGATAATAGATATAAATATGAACACCTTTTTAAAAATGACTAGAACCGATATTATAAATTATTTGATAAGACGATATGACTATAAATCATATCTGGAAATAGGCGTGAACACTTCTACACAGCCGGGATATAATTGGATTGGTATTCAGGTAGAAACTAAACATGGCGTTGATCCGAATGTTGACACCACATATAGAATGCCATCTGATGAATTCTTCGAAACTGGGATTACACAAAAATATGACATTGTTTTCGTTGATGGTCTTCACATCTTCGAACAGGCTTATAGAGATATTGTAAATTCTTTAAAGCATTTGAATGTTGGTGGGGCGATTGTGGTTCACGACTGCAATCCTACAGAAGAGATCACACAACGCCGAGAAAGGGCATCTGATGCGTGGCATGGGGATGTGTGGAAGGCTATCCTAAAACTGAGAACAGAAAATCCAAACATTTCGATATTTACTATAAATGTAGACGAAGGTTGTTGCATTATAAGAAAAGGTCATCAAAAACTATTACAGATAGATCCAGATATTGACCCATATCACTACAACTTTTTAGAAACTCATCGGGAAGATGTTTTAAATTTGGTAGAACCTTGGGCAGTTCAGGCTAAACTGATGAGTCATGCATAAATGTTACGCTAAATTAATTGGGGGATTGGGCAATCAGATATTTATTGTAGCTGCTGCATATGGATATTCTAGAGACACTGGTAAGGATTTAGTTATTGACGCTAATAATTGGGGTGCTGGTCAGGGTGTAAATCCTTGGGATTATCAAAATACAATTTTCAAGAACTTCAATTACACTTATGAAATTGTCGGAAAACCGTTAAACATTTCCGAGAAAAGATTCGATTACGATGAACTTCCAAAGATGTGTGGGGATGTTTCACTTCATGGATATTTCCAATCTTTAAAATATTTTGAAAAATATAAAGAGGATTTTGTGAAGCTGATAAACCTTCCAAATGTTGATTCATCATTTATAAAGCCCACCAATGTAGCGTTTCATATACGGAGGGGTGATTATATGGGTTCTGGTATACATTACGTATGTAAAACTGATTATTTTGAAAAAATGTTTGAAAAGTTTCAAGATTATCAGATAAATGTGTTCACCGATTCACCAGATCAAGTTTTAAAAGAGTTCGAGGACTATGATTTTAACCTAATCCAGACATCTAGCGAAATAAATGATTTGACTTTGATGAGTAAGCATTCTAATATCGTATGTAGTAACTCGACATTTTCTTGGTGGGCTGCTCTGATTGGGGATATGGATCAGGTCATCGTTCCAGATAAATGGTTCGGTGATGGACGATCTGCCGATGATATTTACAACGAAAATATGACAAAAATACATGTTTGATACAATAAATTACTTAATGTTTGAAAAGAATAAGCCAGAACTGGATAATGTTCTAGTTTCAAACTTCTCCCCATTTATAACACAGAAAGCATTTTCATTTTATGGTGCGGTGGGGTATGATTCAGTTTATGTAAATTCTACCTTAAATTTGTATATGAATCTTTTTGATACTCCAGAGGAGCAGTTTAAGTTCTTCGATAACATAATTCCGAAATTAAAACGTAAGAGGTATAAATATATCAAAAAGTCTAAAGCTGAAAAAATTGTAACGTCTCTGAAACCAATCCCAGAATTTTATTCTAAAAGGGAGATTGACATGTTAGAAAATTTAAATAAATAAAAATATGCCCCAAGAAACACAACTAGTAGCAGACATCGATCAACTCAAACCCCTAGAATCACATATCAACTTAGCCGACAGGTCATTGCCCACTGATTTCGGACTTGAGGATTATACATTATCTAAGCTTATGGATGACGTAATGCTTTTAGAGTTTTGTGATATTCAATCGGGTAATGATGGCGTTGAATATGTTATGAGGGGTGGTATTGCTATTCCTACTGCAAACGTAGCCAGTATGTGGCGTAAGGGTAGGGTCATCATCAAGGGTCCAAATGTTAGATATGCCGAAATTGGGGATATTGTAATGTTCCCAGCTAATATGGGAATCCAAATTACTAATGTCGTGGTTGAGGGGCATGGAACTGTTGATAAAGGACTATTCCTAAATGAACAGAGAATGTTTGGTATCTGTTTGGAAAATTGAATATGTTACCTAAAATATCTTGCATCTGTCCCACATTTTCTAGAGCATACTTATTAGAAGAGGCTATTGAATCATTCCATCGACAGGATTATCTAGGTGAGAAAGAACTGATAATTTGTAATGATTACCCAAAACAGATATTTAAATATAATCATCCAGAAGTTAAGGTTATAAATTTACCCGAAAGATGTGAAACATTGGGTGAAAAACGCCATAGAACATATGAATTGGCATCTGGAGAGTATATGATAACTTGGGGCGATGATGATATACACTTACCTAAACGGATTAGTAGGTTGGTCAATTCTGCTATAAATAAATGTTCCAGATTCATGTTTGAAGGTCCATATATAATACTATATGCTGGTAAGATATCGTATGTTGGTTCTTTGGTGGCTGGCCCACATATAATTTCTAGGGAGTTGTATAAAGAGGTTGGTGGAATACCTTATAAAAATTCTGGAGAAGATCAATCTTTTAATTCAATTTTAAGAAAACATTTAAATGTGACCAAATTGGATGTTTGTGAAGATAAAGATGCACAATTTTTCTATAGGTTTACATCACCCAGAGACCACACATATCACAATATGGGTTTGATAAATATATAGCAACCGGAGCAGAACCATCTGGTGAATATGTGTTAAAACCTAATTGGCGAGAGGATTGGCCTTCAAAAATAGAGAAGGCACTTCTTGATAATGATAAAGACTAAATATTATACGTGGCAACTGACACCGAAAGATATGCGAAAATTGCGATGGACTCTAAGGGAAAACTTAGAGACGCATGGGGTAGATTTGCTAAAGGTTTTCAAGTAGTAGACGACTATACGGACAATATTCAAAAGTCTGATCGTCAAATTATGCGGTCTGAACTTGCAGCTTTGGTTAAAAACAATGTATGTGAAATAGTTTTTGTTCGAAGAAGACCAGAACGCGCACCAGTCCCCCCAAGAGCAGAGATTCGTAGAATGTTGTGTTCGAATTCACATGACTTATTGACATCATATAACGCTAAAGTTTCGTTAAACTTTCACCTTCCCAGAACTGGAAGAAGGATCGATGGTGTTAAACATAATATAGTATGCGTGTGGGACATAATGCAGCAAGATTATAGGAATGTTTCGATGGAGACTTGTTATCTTAGACAGACAATACCAGCAGATGATACATTTTGGAAATACTATAATGATGTGTTACTTAAAATGACACCTGTTCAAAAGTTAAATTTTATGGATTCGATTTCTTAAGTTGATTTCTTTTAAAATTTTCGTAATTATATTATGGATAAGTTGGAACACCAATTGAAGAGTCTAATGTTAGATACTGTCGAGTTTAAAATAGATGATAAAGTTCTCAAAAGGGGGCAGATCAAAGTTTTTAATACAAAACAGTTTTTCATAAAATTTAAATTAGATATTGAGGGAGATTATAAGGATTATGAACTACCATACCCATATCGGGTAGAGAAAGTTCCCGATGGGTTCATATTTGACTACTGCCTTTCAGCATTTATTCCAAAAACAGAGGAAGTTTTCTGGAAAATGACATGTTTGGATAAGTCTGGAGCTTCAAAGTTACATAATAGTTACCTTCATATCGTCAAATTGTCAACTTGACAATCCCAAATCGTGTCGTAGACTCCATTAAATGTCACGACTTATCCTAAATTTCCCAGAAAACTACACCCCAAATGAATCTCAGAAAAAGATTCTATCACAAATTGAGACTGCAATCGGTAAGGGTAAAAAGTTTATAGTTTGCAACGCCCCCACTGGATGTTTAACGGGTGACACCGAAGTGATTATAAATCGAGCAGGTGGTAGTAAAAGATATACACTCAAAGATGTGTATCTTCACGTTCACGGGAAATCTCCTAATGTGATAAAAGATGGTGAATGTAATTGTGGGTGTGAAACTTTAATACCCCCTTTGTCATATAGATATGATAAGAGTCGTTTCATATTAAAACATGGAAACCTCTGTAGGCCATGGAGTAAGCCTCCAAGGATACGATCCCTACTAGGTGATGATCTAGGTAATGATCTAGGTTTACAGCCAATGTTGGGGGTTGTCTTCTCTGGTAAGAAAGACGTATTCACCCTCAAACTTGAAAATGGAATGATGGTTAAGGGAACCAAATGTCATCCAGTTTTAACTACTAGTGGATATAAACCGTTAGGTGATCTTGGTGTAGGGGATCTAGTTGTTATCGATCCGATCTGGTCTGAGAATTATAAAAAGGTTAAATCCCGCAACAGTGTTAAGTCCTATGACTTACATGTTTCGGGGTTAGAGTTTCATCCATTTGCTAGACGGGTTTCAACTTTAAAATATTATAGCGGATTTACCAATAGAGTTCCCCTTCACATTCTAACATTTGAATCTAAATTGAATAACATTTCATTGGAAGAAATGAAGGTTAGATGTAAAAATGATAATGTTTCAGATTTAAGTTTCGTAGATCCTAAAATCCATGTGATTCATCATATTGATCACGACCATTCAAATAATGATCCAGAGAATCTAGTTCTAATGACACATATAGAACATTTTTCTCATCACGGTTCTAATGGTGGATATAAGAATTTTGGATGCTTTACACCTCAATACTCTAAGGTTGTGAGTGTAGAATATCTTGGAATTGAAGATACCTACGACATCCAATGTCCAGACCCACACCACAACTTCGTTGCCAATGGTATTGTAGTTCATAATTCGGGAAAGTCTTTTATTCCGAAAACCATTGCAAATTCTTTAGATGAACCATCTGAGAATTTCAAATCTATCGTAGACGATTATACAATTTTCGGAGACGATGGGGCGGAACTTATGGGGGATGAGAATTTTGGGGTATACGCCCTAACAATCACCAAAGCTCTACAGGATCAGTATAGGAACACATTCACAGATACTGGAATCCTAAAGGGACAGAGCAATTATAAATGTGCCATTGAAGAAGATATGAGTGTGGACATTGCACCATGTATCTACGTTAAGGGTTTGAAGAACGATTGTTGGAAGAAGAATTTATGTCCATATTACAATCAACGAAATAACATGCTCAAGTCAAAGTTTTCATCCTTGAATTATAGTATGTTCTTCTCCCTACCAGCACATTTGAGAAAACGTAAGGTGATTATTTGCGATGAAGGATCTGAGCTAGAGGAACAGCTTGTGTCTCAATTTACATGTGAAGTCGATATTCCATTTCTGATGAAGACAAATACAAATGTTTCATCACTACCCACCCAAGAAACACCAACAAAGATGGTAGCTTGGTTGTCCACATTGACTAGATCCGTCGCAGATAATATCGAAAACTATAAGGAATATCTAAAAAATAACAAAAAATCATCAGATATTGCCAAGAAAAGATCAGAGTATACCAAACTCACAAACCTTTTCAGTTCTTTGGAGATATTGATAGGAACATACTACGAATCTGAATATCTGATTGAACGTATTGATAAGAAAGTGAAGTTCATACCTCTGAAAGTTGATAAATTGTCGAAATTCATATTTGACAATGCAGACCATGTGGTTATCATGTCTGCGACGATCATCGATCACAAGAATTTCTGTAAGAATCTTGGTATCACCGATTACGAATATGTTGAAGTGGATGTTGGATTTGATCCAGAGAAAGCACCAATCTATATTTTAGCGAAACAAAAGTTGAATTATTCTAATTTGAAGACCATGTTACCAACTCTAGCTAAACAAGTGGCTGGGATTCTAGAAAACCATAAAAATGAGAAGGGGATCATCCACACACACACCCAATATATTGCCGATTACATCAGAGAGAACGTGAATAGCTCTAGATTGCTCTGTAGAGAGGCTGGAGTGCGTAATGAGGAACTTCTGGACATGCACAGCGAAAGCGGGGAGCCTACCGTCCTAGTGTCCCCCAGCATGACTTATGGGGTTGACTTGAAGGGAGATCTTGCTAAGTTTCAAATTCTGTTAAAAGCACCTTGGCTACCAACGAAAGATATTAGAGTTGAAAAAATGATGAAGCTTGACAAATCGTGGTATGCGAATAAGATGCTCTGCACATTGGTTCAAGCCTGTGGGCGGGGAATACGATCCACCGAGGACGTTTGCGATACCTATATCCTAGATGGATCAATCTTCGATACGATTGCAAAAAATAAATCAAAACTTCCAAAATTCTTCATAGATAGAGTTCAATGATTTTTAAACAATTCACATCTCAGAGAAGATATACACGGGCGGGAGGTCTGATCGGTATAACTAAAGTTAATAAACAAACAAATATGAAATATACAAAAACAGATATTAAAAAATACTTAAATCAGTTCCTCTGGAATTATGAGGATAATATAAACGATGTCCCAGTTTATAAGTATGTCCCAGAATATCCAAATAATTTCACATCCCATTTTGGCAACACTCCAATGAACTCGTTATCGGTATCGGATATGACTTTATCTAGGACGAATTTTGATAAGTTTGCCAAGTTTCTAATATCTCTTGGATATGATAATATGGAACTTTCTTCGGATTCCTATAAATTTGTAGATTATAAGAATAAAATAATTATACTTGGTGATATTGCAAATCCTCCGAAAAGTAGGGGGAGAGGACGACGATATTTTGATGGAGATGACGATGATGATGACGATAGGGCTGGTGATTGTCATATATTCATATCAGTAGCACCAACATCATCAAATAAACAGAAAGTAGAACACCTTTTAACACAATTATACTCTGTGTTTTTGGGAGAAATCTCAAATGATGATGTAAAATTCTATATGATCGCAGAGAATAGACAGGGATTATACACTCAAAGAACCACCTTTAAGTCAATCCCAATCAAGGATGATAGATATGATCTATTTTATGGGGAGAAGTTTCCATATGACACACTAAAGGACTTCATTACAGAGGAAACCGATAATCTAATGCTACTTCATGGCGATCCGGGAACTGGTAAGAGTAATCTTATCAAACACCTAATCACTAAATCTGAAAAGAAAGTTATTTATATCCCACCATCTATGTTGTCTGTTATATCCTCTCCCGGTTTTGTAACATTCATGATGGATAATAAAAACTCCATCCTTTTGATTGAAGATGCCGAAGAAGTTCTTTCGAAAGATAGAAACTCTGCAACAAACAATCTTCTTGGATTGACCGATGGGTTCCTTAAGGATGCCTTACAGTTGAAGGTCATTGCCACATTTAATTGTAAGGTTAGTAATATCGATCCAGCTTTAATGCGTAAAGGTCGTCTATACTTCGAATATAAGTTTGACAAACTTACGGTCGATGAGGGTAGAAAACTTGCAAAATTTATGGATTTGGACACTGTTGTCGATGAGCCAATGACAATTGCTGATATTTTCAACCCAGATGAAAATTCATCCGAGGGTTCATTGGATGCACCATTCATGGGATTTCATACAACATGATTAAATAGTTTATGTATTGAAAAAGTATTCATATTTCCGAGAGCAGTTATCAATGTTGACGCAATTTACGGCAGCATTTGATGACTGCTTTTTGTATAGATATACCAAGGATAAACGGGCTAAGGAAAAGATTGCCGTGAGATATGTTATGGGTCCGAAAGAACGGGTTCTATATGATATTATCAATCAGGCTAAGAATATCACATTACCAGTGATATCAATGGAGCAGACCAATATTAAGCGGGATGCTAGTCGTATTCAACATAAGGATCAAAAGATCACAAGACCCAATCTAAATGATAAGGATGTATCTAGGGTTCCGTCTCCGATTCCAGTGTTGATGGATATAAACGTTTCAATTATTGCCAATTACAAGGAGGATATTGACCAAATCGTATCAAATTTCATACCTTGGTGTAATCCATACTTTATAATTTTATGGAAGATTCCAGAAGAATTTGGGATGGATTTTATCGATGAATTAAGATCGGAAGTATCTTGGAGCGGTTCTGTGGATTACGAAAATCCCATGAATATTGCAAATACTGACAAATATAGGATCGTCGGTAATACATCATTTACAATTAAGGGTTGGATATTTCCAGCCTTGGAAACACCCCAAGCACCAATTTATGTCGTCAATCCAAACTTTATATCTGTCAGCACAGGAGAAAATCTTTATGGTATTAACTCCTACAATTCCTTATCTGCCAACGATTCTACCGATGTAATATTAATTTCTGCATATCCCGAGATTACTAATACATTTTATAATGGTCTTGCCGTATATGATGACCTAACTATTTCCCAAGATAACACAAATAATTTTACATTTTATGGAAAGAGATTTGGATTCAATAATTCTTGGTATCTATCTGGTGATTATGTAGCTCCATTGATTCTTGAGGAGATAACTACTTTCAAGTTTCCAACGATATCAGCATATAGGGTTCCAGATAATCTAGTCACGGTTGTCAACGACAACATTGCGTCTATTTCATTAAGTTCTAAATACCTTTCTGCTGGTAATTTTACTATTGTATCATCTAATAGTGCAGGTTGGATCGCTTGGGATAAAGTTGCTACTGTATTTTAACTTGTTATTTAACTATAACGACTAAATATAAGAATGGCAGGTATTCAGAACAATCCCAATAATAGGGGTAATTTGAGAAGTGATGGTAAATCGGACATGTATGATCGTTCGATGAAGTCCTATCTTAAAAATCGCTTACCATATAATTATAATGTTTTAGACACAGACGAGTCTAAAAATACGAAATATAAGTATTTCCAACATGTTGGGTTGCGTAGACCAGAGGCTCTATCTAAGAACTCCGTATCCTTAAACAACGACTATAACAACACTGCATACTCTTCAATTGAAAGAGATGGTAGTTTTGGAGAGGTCATGTATGCCTCTGCGTCTGAGGATAAACCCGGAAGAATGCGGGATTATCGCACAATGGCAGCATTTTCGGAGATATCCGATGCTCTCAATGAAATCTGCGATGAAACAATTGTTGCCGATGAAAATGATGAAATTGTTCTTTTAAAATTTAAAAATTCAGATCTGGATTCTGATAAAAGGGATGAAATCCAACAGGAATGGAACAAATATATCGAACATTATGACCTACATAATCATGATTGGTCATATTTCAGACAATTCCTAATTGAAGGGGAAGTATTCTTCGAACAGATCATCCACAAGGATTATGTTAATGAAGGTGTTCTGGGAATAATTAACATCCCATCGGATCTAATTGACCCCGTATACTCCAATATACAGAACATGTTGGTTAAAGGTTATCTTTACCAGAAACCAATTTTCGATAAAAATGACCCAAAGAAAGTTGAGAAATATGAACCGATTCCATTCGAAGAGAATCAAGTAGTATATATTAACAACTCTTCATATAACGAAACCAAGGAATTTATTGTTCCATATATCGAAAATGCTCGCAGGGCATATCGTCAGTTGTCGATGATCGAAGATGCCATTGTCATTCATAGAATGGTTCACGCGCCTTTGAGATTTGTTTTCAACGTTGATGTGGGGAGACTTCCAGTTCCTCAAGCAGAAGCATATCTACGTAAGTTACAACAACAATATTGGTCTACTAAGACCTTTGATGCCGATCAGGGTGATATTGTTAAGAAGTATAGTCCTCAATCCACATTGGATTCATATTGGTTTGCTAAAAGACAGGGACAAGAACCTACTACGGTTTCTGAAATCGGGGGAACTCCGGGTCTTGGGGAACTTGCAGACCTAATGTTCTTCATCAAAAAGCTTTATAGATCTTTGGGTGTTCCGACATCCAGACTAGATCCAGAAGACTCATTTAGGGATGGAACAGATATTCTACGAGAAGAGTTAAAGTTTGCCACTATGGTTATCAGACAGCAGAAGAAATTCGCATCTGGTCTTAAAAGAGGGTTTATGACCCACTTGAAACTACGTAACATGTGGAACGAAGATGATGGTTATGGTCTTGAAGAACAGAATATAAATGTTTTATTCAACCCTCCTTCCAACTTCCACGAACTTAGGAACAATCAAAAACAAGAACTTAAAATCAATTCTTTCAATAATTTAATTGGGACTGGTAAGATCTCCACAACACTAGCCCTAAAAAAGGTGATGGGTTGGAAGGACAAGGAAATACTTGCCAATAGAGAGTTGATGCGTAAAGATGCTGAATTGGAATTCGAACTAGCACAGATACAAGCTATGGGTCCGGGTTGGAAAAAGCAATTACTAGATCAAGCCGATGCAGCCGAAGCTGGTGCTGGTGGAGACATGGGTGGTGGATTAGGTGGGGGTATGGATATGGGTGGTGCTAGTGGTTTACCACCGGATTTTGGGGGCGGTGAGGCCGAAATCGGGGGAGACTTAGAACCACCCAATGCTGGAACCCCACCAGAAATGGCAGCAGTTCCAGAAGAACCACCAGCTTAATCCTTATCATTTAATAGGGATGACTTAAGATCACCCAATGCTCGTATACCACCATTCGAACCTACGGAATCGATTCTATCGATATCCTTAATCATCGCATCGACAGTTCCCCATAGTTACATCTAATTTAGACGATGGGTGGGTTGGTAACGATTCATGAATCCTAGCATCTTCTTTCTGGGCATCTATATCATACCTAACCCCAGCAACCCTCTCCAACATCATACCTCTCCATTCAGCATCTTCCAATCTTTGTTGTCTCAGAGCATCTTGATCGACTAACAATCTATCAACCCAAACTTGTTGTTCTTCATGTCGGTGTTGGGAAACCACTTCAGCTCTTTTCACGCTATCTTTAATGGGATCTGTCCATAGAAACATAAACGCACCTATAATAGTGCTAGAACCTAATACAAGACCTAAAATTTTAGCGATGGTATCGGTTCTAACTACTGATGGTTTATTATCTTCATCGACTCTATTAGTCTCCATTCTATTGAGAACCAATCGAATATCACCACGAACATCAGATATAGAAGTTTTAGTTCCCTCTAAGGTTGCACTCATGAGGGCTTGATTAGCCTCAATTCCAGACAGACGATTTCCGAAACCATCCATTCGGACATCGATTTCGTCAAATTTTCTATCGTAATAGTGGGTTTGGACAGATGATGTATTGGTTTCCGGGGGAGATTTAACAGGCATGTTATTATTTAACTATATGCTTGTTAAAACTTGATATTTGGGATTATCAATAACTCGGGTATGCTGAGAAATCGGCGGGTGTCACGGTGTAGCCTGTGCTGACATTCGCCTGTGCGTCAGATGTCAGGGAAATCTGTGCGGAGGCGGGCGAGCATGGTAGTGA